GGTCAATCGCTTTTCTGATCTTGTCCTGCTTAAAGTCCTCTGTGAGCTGCGCTTTGAGCATCTCAACGTCCAACGGGTTGCCGTTTACGTCTTTCAGGTCGTCTTCGATGTCGAAAAAGTCGCCTTGGCCGAAGATGGCTTCCATGATCTCCGCGTGCCGGGTCTCTACGGCCTGCTGGGTGGCAGGCGTCACGATTCTTGATCGCTCAGAGTCGCGTGTTTTGTCTTCTGCTGCCCATTCACCACGGAAAATGCGCTCGTATTCGAGGTAATCGTCCAGAAAGTTGGTGTTGCGGTAGTCGCGCCAGCGGTCGCAATGGTCAACGACGAAAGCCGTCAGCTCTTTGTCGTTCTCTGTCGGCTCGTCGAACTCATTTTGATCCATTTTGACCCCTAGTTGCGTCTAGCGCATAGTTTACTTCATGACCAAAAAAACTCAAACCATAAATTTCTTAGCTATGATAAAATGTGGTAATGACACTATCCCCAATTGTTAACACCGACATCAAGATGCCAGCAAAAATGCTTGAGGCTCTTGGATTGCATGAGACGCGATGCGTTGTCACCGGGGTAAAAACAGTCACCATTGACTCGGTTTTGGCCTTTTTAACCGACCGATACGGGGCAAAATTTGCAAGCAAATTTGACCCAAAATTCTTGTTCAGTAGCCCAGGCGCTTGAGAAGTTCGCTGTCAATGATGCCGGCATAAGGGTGCATCTGCATTGCCCTCAAGTCTGACGCTCTTGGGTTTCTCGGATCTGGAATTCCACGACCCTGAACCACCTGCGGTAACAACTCAAACACATTTACGTCTTCGGCCAAAGTTCCAATGCCTCGGCCTGGCACACCGCCAGGGTAAGCTGGGTGCGTTGATTTTAACAGTGGGTTACCCGCAAAAATCTCACCCACATTCATTACGCCACCCTCTTGCGCCGCCAGTTGAGCAGGATCTGAAACAGCCAACCTGGCGCTGCCAATGTTCAAGCCACCTTCATCCCTGAAATTCTTGTCCATCATGTCCTTGATGGCTTTTCTTTTCTTGTCGGGCGTCAGTCTAAATTGCCCAACACTGTCTGGATTAGAAACGCCCAGCCAGTCTGGAATAAATTTTCTGATCTCTTTGTCGAGCAATTTTTTCTGGCGCTTACCCATTGACGCATCAGCATATGCCAGCATGGTTTCGCCCGTCATTTGAGCGAAATCACCACCGGTCGGGGCCATGCGATACGGCAAATACAGCGGGTTCTGACCAGTTGCACTCTTTACCTCATCCGCATACTTCATCAAGGCTTTGGCTGGACCTTGGCCAGAAGACCACACCATGCCAGGATTGTTGAACATGAAATCTTGACCGCCAAGCAACCCAACTGGACGATTGAACGTCACATTGTTGATGCCAGTCAATTGACCCCCAGCCGCCGTTCTATCGGCCATGCTGGTGATAAATGGCCTGCCTTCAAAATCAACCAGAGAGACTGTCGGTGCGTTTTGCGCTCCTGGATTGATCTGAATGTCGCGGGTCATTTCCTGCATTCTGGCCTGCTCATTGACCCTAGGGTCATACCTAGGGTCAAACAAACCAAAGCCGCTGCGGCCTTGAGTTGGTAAAGCCTGGCTCCTTGATCCTTGCACCAATCCAAGTGCAATCTCAGCCGGCAACCCACCACGCTCCATGACACCAGGCAATACTCTCTCGGCATACCGTTCACCAGCTCGGCCAGCAGCCATTGCACCGCGGTCAATAAGTCTAGCCGCTGGCCCAATCATTGGAGCCACCGTCATAGCAGCCTCAAGCGCCTCGGGCCTCATGCGTGTCGTGCCGCCAAGCCCACCAGCACCAGTGAACAGGCCACGACCAGATGGGTCATACGCCAGATTTTGCAAAGTTGAGGGCACACCAGTGCCGCGAATGAAAGACGCCACCCCCTGCATCTGCTGGGTGCGCCTTGGGTCGCTCATGTAGTCCAGCGGCACATTCACAATGTCCGAAAACAACCCAAACAGCGGGCTTCGCGGCGTTGCTCGGATTTCATCGGCCATCTTAAACCTCGTCTTGGTGGCTATACACCCGCGATTATATCGAGGGGCTGCCAGTCCTCGTCGTCAGCATCTTCAAAGTAGCTGGTAACGGCCAACTGGTCGATGTACGACAGCGCATCCGGCAAATCGTCGTGGACGCCTTGCGACGGAAACAAAAGAAGTTGGTCCACGAACACAGACCAGTCTTCTTCGCTGTTGAGCACGATTCTACCGTGTTCAAACCGCCCCTGCAAAGACCAAATCACCCGGTCGGTCTTCTTCCGGTTGCCGTGGGTTAGATCCACGATGTGACTGTATACGTTGTTTTTTCGCATCAGGTCTGACAAATACGGCAAAACAGCGTTTTTCAGCGCTCCCCTCTCGATTCCGATGGACAGTGGCCGATAGTCGCGCATCTTCATCAGTATCTTGGCGGCGGTCTCACGGATATCCCAACGCCCGTGCTCGATCTCTTTCACAAACCACTTGCCGTCGTCGGTCACCTTGACCACCGCAATCGCCGACTCGTCCAGCCGTTTCTTGCTATTAGCAGCCTGCTTGGCCACTTCTTCAAACCCAGCCAAGTCCACCGCCACGAAGTAGCTGCCGTAGTCCGGCTCCTCGCCGTACTTCAGCCATTCCTCTTTGAACACATCCGCGCCAGCGTTGCTGAAGCTGGCCAGGTATTCCTGCTTGAACGCAAACGTGCTCAGCGTCTTCTTGGCCGACTCGATCTCCGACGGGTCGATCAGCGGGTTGTCCTGCGTGGTGAAGTGCCAGCTTTTCCAGTCGCTGTCTTGGTCGTCTTGCCCCAGTTTCCACAAATCATGAAACCAGTTGCGCCCTTTTGGCGTGCCGATGAACATCCCTCGGCCCTTCCTGTCTGACAAGCTGGCCCGAATGACCTGCTCCCACGCCTCGGGCTTGATGTCGGCCACCTCGTCCAGCACCGCATACGTCAAACTTACGCCTCGCAGCGTGTCCGGTCGGTCTGCGCCCCTGACGTAGATCCGCGCACCGTTGACCATCGTGATGTCCAAGTTGTTCACATGGCTCGACTGGATCACCTCTCGCCCGAGGTCCAGCAACAAATCCCATATGATTTGCCTTGACTGCCCCATCGTTGGGCTGACGTACAGCACGGCTGAGCCCGGTGGGCACTTGAGCGCCTCGATGATCAGTGTCGTCGCGGCCAGTCTGGACTTTCCACAGCGCCGCCCGGCAGCGATGACCTTGAACCGATGGTCGTCAGCGTAGACCTGTTGCTGCCAGGGCAGCAGAGAAAACGTTAAATCGCTGATAAAGCACCAAAATACTCAAAAGAGTATCCATTTATTTGTTTGATCTTTCCACGGCAACATTTGGAAATATGACTGATGTCTACAAGCAAACAACTTGCAGCATCAGTCAAAGATTCGTATACAACACCATTTGTTTTGCATAGAACCTTGCGCCATATTTTGGGGACTTTTATTCCCGTCCTTGCCTTACTTAAATTCGCGCGATGCAATTCGGATTTTGGAACGCCAGTAATCGCGGCGCGTTGTTTCTCAATGCACTCTTCAGATTTCTTCAACCCGGTATGCGACACGCGCATTTTTTCTCTTGTCTCTTCTGAAAGAGTCCATCTATACGTGCGCTTCTTACCTTTTCTGGTTGCGCTCATTTGGCGTTTTACTTCCTCGCTGTGCCGTGGTCCGCTGTTGGCAGTTCCGCCACTTGCAACGTTGGCCAGCTTAAGCCCCTCAGCCCTGTAAAAAGAAATTAGCTCTTCTTCTTTTTTGAGGGCGGCGTGTTCGCAGTCAAAGCGCTCAAGAATTTTGTAGTAAAAACCATGTTTGTTCACCACATTATTCCAATGTGGGTTTCTTTTACGACTGTCAGACGCTCTATTTGTAGAGCCTTTGCCAATATAAAACAGCACATCATCAGATTTTCTGTAATGCGCGTACGTATAGAACATACGGATACCCTTTCACGGTAGTTGATAGTGCCAGTAAGCTAGTGGTGAAAGCACTAGCAAGCCCTCGAGAAGCCTGTCCTGACACAACAATTATACATCCGTAATGTCCTCCGCCGGAATGATCTGGGGCGTCTCACCCAGGCCCGTGATGTTGATCGTGATGGCGCTGCGCTGGTTCTTGTCCTTCTCGAACATACCTATTGGCAGCGTCCTGTCCATGCACATCTTCAGCGCCGCCATCTGACCAGGGTGCTCATCGTTGAGCGCAATCTGGATCACCTTCTCCGCGACATCCTTGCCGCCAGACCTGATCATCAGCTCTTTCAGCTCCTTGATGCGTTGGTGATCCGTCTTCGGCAAGATCGCAGGTGGATTGGTGGCGTACTGCTGGATCGTGAGTTGCACTGCACTTTGCTTTTTTTTCGTAGCCACTTTGCCCTTTCGGAGTTTTCGCTATTTTAGCTTTTTAAGGGCGGGGGAGGGTACATCAATATTCACAACAAGCGCCGACCCCCTCCCCCCCCATCAAAAGTCGTCAGTTCCAAGGGTTTACCCGATTCCACTTCCTACAACGTCCATTATGTTAAGTCGATCCTGAGTTATGCACAGAAAAAGGAATACCAAATGCTACGGCGCAGGGTTATGCACCGCAATCTGTGGATAACTTTTGGATTGGGGCTGTGGATAACTGGGGTCGGATGGGAAATCGGGGAAAGAAAAATGAGAAAGTGGTGGGTGGTCCTTCTTCGGGGTACTTGCACATATCAAACCACCACCTTATGCCATGAGGTTATATGTCAATCCATCCTTAAAACATCCACCCATCTCACCATCACCAATGCCTCACCAAGGCCTCAAATCGGGGCTACAAGCCACCATCATGCTGAGTCTGTGGGATGACAAGGACAACGCTCTCAAGTGGCGTAGAGGGCCGCAGTCCAAGATTGTAAAAATGGCGGTAGGTATCGATGACTTCCAAGAAGCCAGCGGAGATGTCGCCACTGCCTGCGGCCAGCAAGATGGCACGCTCAGCATCACCGAGGGTGCGCTGGAAATACTTAACCGTTGGAGTTGCTTTGCCTGCCATCACCATCTCTCAAAAAGTAGGCGACCAAAAAAGTCACCATATCAAAAACGTCATTGAACTAGAAAAGTTATCCACAGGCTGAGTCCAAAAAACTCAGCAACCCCAAAAACCCCTGCAACGCCTTGACCCTTGACCCCAACCCTAAAGGGTTGGGGGTCAGGGAGGGTCAACTTTGGCGCTGTTTTGCCC